GCAGATTGCAGAAGCTCTTCCATGTGTGGTTCGCTGGCTTCGTGATCTTGTTGTACCCGCTGATATTGCCGTTCTCTTCGACGTAGAGAGCGCCTGAGTTTGCTCCGTTCACCCGGACCACCAGCTTGAACCACGTCTGAGGCTCAAGAATGTGATAGAGCCATAGCCCCCGGCGTTGGTCATCTCCAAATGGTTGACAAAGGCGTTGCTGAGACAGAGGAACCCCGGCCATCTGCATTTTGTCGTAGATCGCGTTGTGTGGCTTCCAAGGGTACTTGGCGTGATAGGTCCAGATGTCGGTGGTGAGCCAATCATAAATAGGGTAGATGTTGTACGCCTGATCGGTGATCTTCGTGGTCCACCGATGGCCGTCTAGCATCAGGTCTTTTTTCTCCCAAGTGGCCACCGCGCAATATCGGTGAAGCGATTCTTGAGCGCGTATCCCGATGAATCCAGCCGTTCGCTTCCCCTTTCCGTACCACTTGGCAAACAAGACCACGAACTCCTCAAACTCCATTTCTGGCAGGGCAAACGGGTAATCGTCAATGCTCTTGTGGACCTTAGGCTTCTCCCGAATCCATAGATGCCGCTTTGTTTCATCCCAGCAGCACCAGCGTGGCTCGTAGTTCGTGACTGCGTTGCGTAGCAGCATCGGAACGCAAACCCAATGCGGGTCGATGTGGTCCTTGTACATCTCGAACATTTCTTCGACGTGCGCAACGGTCTCCGCATATTGCGCCTCAAAATCGATGTACATGACGGCCACGCGCTGATTGCGCTTGATCGCCTCATCCATGACGAGGTGAAGCATGACTGATGAATCCTTGCCGCCAGAGAACGCCACGAACACGCGCTCTACTGTGTCGAACGTAATCGATATCCGCTTGCGTGCAGCTTCCAGCACGTTGACATCTCGAAAGCATTTGATCGCCATTAGTAGATCACCGATTGACGGTCGCCGGAGTATGCTTCTTCCAGCGTCACTTCCTTCAGGCCATTGGCAACAAGCCAGCGATTGAGATACCGCAGCGCGAGCGCATTGGCTGCTTCCTGCTTGTCTGGCGGCAGCAAATTGAACCCACCGCGAAACGATGATGGAATTCCGAGAGCCAAGCATACAGACGCCTGCCCCAGCCACGCTATACGATTCATGGCCTTATTGGTGAGGTAATGCTCACACGAATTCTTCCATTGGCTGGTGACGCGCTCCAAGGCCGCGCCAAACACTTGATCGTCGGCCAAAAAGTCAGCATACTTTCGCTCTGCCTCTTCCTTGGTCATTCCGTTCAATGTGGTGGCGTAAAAGCCAGCCTTGAAGCATTCCCACTTTTCGTACGTGTGGAAAATTCGCTCTTCGTCGCTTGTGTTGACGGTGCGGAATTCTTTTGCATCCTCGCCATACTCGCTCACATCGTCGGTGATCCCTTTGAAATCGTCCTCCGTAATGTTGCCTTCCACGTCCCATGATGCGGAGAACTCGCGGTCGCTAAACATCTCAGCCAGCCCGGTAATCTGGCACAACCGGAGAATTTCGTCTTGATCCATGCCGAGATCACGCGCGATGCGTTCATCCGTCCAATTGCGGCGCTTCAACTCAATCACAATATCGGACATGGATTCAACCTTGTGCTTTCCGCGCGCCCGGTTGTGGCGAATGGTTGACGCCATGCGGTCTCCAAGCTCCTCGCGATCCTGCCGAATGACTGTGACGGGAAGATACCCAAGAGTCCGCTTGCGGACTACAGCAGATTCTTTGCCGATCCGGTTTCGGTGAAACCCATCGATCACTTCAAACTTGTCTTCGCGGGGCCAAGCCACGATTGGCTGAGTGTAGCCATCAGCTTCAATCGAGCGCTCCAAGAGCTTCATTTCTGGAGGCGCAACGCTGTTGGGGTTGTAGTCGTTGGCCTCAACCAAATCAGACTTAACCCAGATAACGCAATCAACAGGCTCAGCGCCAAACGGCGAATACTTTCGAAGGGCAATCTTGATCCGGTTTATAGCCTCAATTTTTGCCGCCTCTTCAAGGTTGGCCAGTGAGGAGAACGCTTTTTCGGCCTCACTCACGGGATCGCCGGAATCATCAAACATCAATCTCTCTTGTTGCATTCATCTCTCTCCTGATCTCCAGTAGTTCACTCTGCCAATCGCACCAGCCGACGCATAGCCCCCAGCCCTCGCCGGGGTCTGTTTCGTTGGCAATGCGCTCCAACTCCAGCCAACACCGTGCGATGTCGCTAACGTCGGCGCTTCGGTCTTCCATCAATCGTCTTCACCCGGCCCAGCGTCCGCGCCATGACCGCCATGAAGTCCAGTTGCTCCGGTGGCTTTGGCCGGACCTGCTCCATTGCGATTTCAGCGGCGCGCTGCTCGCTCACGCCCTCGATGGTGCAAATCGCCATTCGTTCCTCGTAGGCGTCGCGGTCTGCTTCGGTCAGCGTCATTCCGCCACCGTCCCGCTATCGATGCGTTTTAGGCCATGTTCTGCCTCGATGTGGCCCATTTCACAACTACAGGCCCGCGCGCATTTGTCTAAATCCGCGCCTGATGTCGCTCCGGGAAGAAATACCACCCCGGTATCGTGGCACAACTTGCAGCGCGACTCTGGGAGCGAGGAGCGGCCATTGAGGGCCGCCACCGCCCCAAGTTCATCAAGCCAGCGCTTCTGATTCAGCCACGTTGCCGGATACGGGATAAAGTCGCCCTTCCTTGCCAGCCCCGCATCAAGCGCCCGCTGCAACCCGGCCATGATCGGCTCCCATGCCGCCGCTGTTTTCGCGTTAGTCTTCGCCCAGCTCTCGCACTTGCCGCGCCCTACGCGTTTCGGGTACAGGGCCCAGAAAGCCTGAAAGCGAGAATCATGTGTCGATCGATCGGCGATAGCCGATTGATCAATAGTCTTTTGTTCTATCTTGTTATGTAATGTCCTATTATGTAGCGCATGCATCCCGCAGTCTGCCCGCACCTTCACCGCACCTTCGCCGCATGAATCCCGCACCTTTTCCGCACCCTTGCGCGTATCCTGTTGATTCCGTTCACCAGTGAAAGTGATCCACCCGATATCATCAGATGCAAGGCGTAGCAACGCTTCGATCACTGTAGATTCAGGGATACGTATCAAACGGGCGATTGATTTTTCAGTGTACGGCCCGGATGCCCCAGCGAGTACCCCCCTTTGAGGGCATCGCGCCGCCACTTCGAGCACAGCCACGAACACGCCAAAGTGAGCCGCGCCGTTCTCGTGATCCATGAGCGCCGCGTACCCTTCGCCGTCCAGCTTGATCGGCAGCGGTAGCCATTGCATCAGCTTCATCTCGCGGGTCCGGTTAACCTCGTAGTGCAGCGCCCAGTCTTTGATGCTGTAGAGCGCCGACAATTCTTTTTTCAACTCTTCCATGTTTCTCTCCTCTACTGCGGGGCGGCTTTGGGTTGCCGCCCCTTGTTCAGCCCCAGCGATCCTTCGCGTGTCTCAGGCGGGTTAGAGACTCCTAAAGACCCGTTTTACACGTCCCGGTCGCACGGCGGCTAAAGTCCTACAGCCTCCAACGCTTCCGCTACGGTGTTCACGATGAACACATTGCCGCGCCATGAAGCGTGGAATTCGGCCTCATCTTCCGTCAACGCCCTCTTGCTGGGTGACAGCGTGCCATCCTTAACTTCTAGCAGGTAGTTCCAGCCCTGCCTGCCCACGATCAAGTCAGGGAATCCCTGCCCTACCGCTGCCAGCGACCGCACGGAGCACCCGGCCTGCACCAGCGCCTTGACAATATCCGGCTGGTTGGCGTCGATCTTCGCGGCGCGCCTCATAGTATGACCTCTGTGACCTTGTAGCCGCCGCGATCCGTTTTCATCACGCCTTCATCGCATCCCCACTGCCGCCGCTCATGGGGCAACATCGGGCGAAACCGCGAGTGCTGGACATCTTCGAGCGTTAGCGCTTGGCGCGCTTCTAGTGGTCGCCACTGGCGCTCTGCCTCAAGCTGGTTGATGCGGGCTAGCAGCTTTTCGATTAGCGCTTGGTCGCGGTCGCGGCGCTGCTTGTTGAGCATGTCCGTGTATGCGGCGGCATCATCAAACTGCATTGGCCACCTCCGGCAGCTTGCACAGCGGCGGGCGGCCCCGCTTGCCGCGCGGCATCAGGCCGGCGCGTTTGCAGCAGTCGAAGGCGCGGCGTTTCGCCCGTGCCAGCGGGTTAGCGCCGCAGGGGCAGCGCTTCCCGGCAATGGCCGCTTCGATCTCATCGAGAGCGCGGCGGGCGGCGGCTATGGCTTTAGCGGTCATGGTGTTGCTCCTCATCGGTCGCAGATGCCACCACCCGGCGCGTATGCGCCACGATTCGCGCGGTGCTGGCGGCGATGTATGCCGCGCGTGTGTCCGCGTCTGCCAGCTTTGCCAGCCGCTCCTCGCGCGTTGGCAGCGCGGCCCCAACGAACGGCAGGCCAGCGTTAGCGCCGATGTCCCGGAGCCAGGCGCGGGCATCATTGACCCATGCGGGCTCCGGCGTGCCAGCGGCATCAATAGCGGCCTTGGTGCATTCCGGGCAGTGGCCCTCGCGCATCTTTGCGGCATCCCAGCCGCATTCGCACTCGCGACAATGGCCGTAGATCACGGCGTTTTTCTCATCCAGCACGACGCCGCCAACCTCATCGGCGTGGCGCTTGGCCCCGCTGATCGTGAAATGGCTCACCTGTGAGAATGACAAGTCGCCGGGGACATCGACGGTGTATGGCCCTTCCTCGGGATAGGGATCGTCGCCGCCGAAGTGGCGGTCAATGTCGGCTGGCGTGCATCCGGGCGGTAGGTTCCAGCTGCTGGGCGGCATCATTATGATTTCCTCCAATCGCTGTAGGCATCGCACAGTTCGCCAGCGGTGGCGGTGTCGGTGCAATTCTCGAAAACGTAATCCTTGACGGCTTCCGCATCAAGTCCACGCGACAGCGCGGCATGGGCGATGTTTTTCCAGTAGTAAAATAGGCTTCCGTGAGAGTTGCGCCGCAACCCCGGAGCATCGTCAATCAGCGAAACAGCGAGGCGGCTCATTGGGCCACCTCCTCAGCGTAGGCATCAGCGAACGCGGCGGGCATCTGAATTGGGAAGTACTTCCCGTCGATCGGTTCGGTGATCGCGTCAACCAACGTGTCATATTGCGCTGGCTTCTCGTGATACCAAAGCTGGGCGATGAAGTCCCAAGCGGTCAGCGCGTCAACGTACTCGCCGTGCGCGTCTAGGCTGGACTGTGCCGCCTCTTGCGCGGCCTGTTGCATGATATCTAGTTCCATAGTGCTCTCTCCTCTGCGGTGGCTACTGCTACGCCGTCAGCTCGCGGAATACCTCGGACAATTGGCCATTCGGCATAATCACATCGACCACGGCGCGATGGGTGCCCTTGGCCCCGCCACGCACGACGCGCTGATTGCTGCCCTTGCGGCGCATCACGTTGATCGGCGTACGGTCGCCGAGCTCCGGCGTGTACACGGCGGGCTCCCACTGGCTATCTCGTGAGCCGCTGAGCTTAATGAAGGCTTGTTGCTGGTTGGTCATCTCATCTCTCCTTTGGTGTCGGTCACCACCCTGTGTTCTATGTCTCAATTGTGCCGGAAAATATGCTGCGTGTCAAATTAAAAATGACGGCCAGCGAAAATAGTTTGACGCGGCGGCGGAATCGTGCAAAATGGAAGAGCGAAAGTGGTGCAAGTCCAGCGCGCTAGTGTGGCTGAGTCACGCGTGACGGCCACGCTGGCCACTGGCAGCGGATCGCGCAACGCCAGCCGATACGCTAAAGCCCGCAAGCCCCGGCGAGATGGCGAAAGCCTGAGCCGATCCGGCAATCCTGTAGCGAAAGCAGGGAGCTAGCAATACCAGCTAGGCGCGGTGAGGGAGGGATGGTAGAAGTGTGTTTGAAATTCAGGCCAGTGAGCCGCGAGTCAGCGGCGCATCACTGGCATAACCGCGTAGCGTCCGAGACCAGCCCGGCAGATGCTAAACTCACCACAGATGGAACTACTGTGGATTGCTGGCGTGTCGATTGTTTGCGCCTTCGCTGTGATCGGCAAGGTTGCCCATGCAGAGGTAAAGTTCTGGCGTGATTTTGAGCGCAATGTCGCAACCCTTGTCAAAGACCCAGAACGGTTATGGGGCAATAAATAGAAGAAACCCGTATGCGTCAGAAAGCAAAGCCTTCAACCGTCAAAGCTGCTGTGAATGCACAGGATGCGCTGAAACTGCGCATTAGCGGAATGGGATATGTGGCCATCGGGCAGACGCTCGGGATCGCTACATCGCACGCATACAACCTCGTGCTCGGTGAACTTCAGCGGTTGCGCGAAACGTCAGCGGAACTGGCGGAACACGTCCGCGATATCGAGATGCAACGCTTGGACGAACTACAGGCCGCGCACTGGCAGAAGGCGCTACAGGCTGACCCATCGTCAACGAATCAGGTGCTATCGATCATGGGCCGCCGCGCAAAGCTGCTGGGCATCGATGCGCCGGAGAAGATCGAAATGAGCGCGCCGCCTGACACTGAAGCGCTGATGGAGAAGCTGGCCGCTCGACTTGCTGATGAATCTGACGACGCTTCCGAAGAATCGCAGTAAAGACGCCATACGGCGCGCGCTGGCGGAAATGTCACCGCTGGAAATCCAGCAGCTTGCCTACGATTGGACGTTGTTCGCCAGACCTGGCCAACTGCCACCACCAGGCGATTGGACGTATTGGCTGGCACTCGCGGGCCGTGGTTGGGGCAAGACTCGCACGGGCGCGGAGTTCGTCAGGTGGGCACGGCGCAACGGAGCGAGGCGTATTGCACTGGTGGCACCGACAAAGGCCGATGCGCGCGAAACGATGGTCTTGGGCGAATCCGGCATCATGGCCGTGCATCCTCCTGATGATCGCCCTATCTACGCGGCCAGCCACGGTAAGCTCATCTGGAAGGATGGCTCCCGCGCGTGGCTCTACTCTGCTGAGGAGCCGGATCGGTTGCGCGGCCCCAACTTTGACGCGGCCTGGTGCGATGAGCTGGCGGCTTGGAAGAACGTACAGGATACGTGGGACATGCTGTCCTTTGGCCTTCGCAAAGGGAAGCCGCGATGCCTGATCTCAACCACTCCACGGCCTATCAAGCTGCTCACTGACCTGATGGCAAATGAAGCGGCGGTGATATCACGCGGCACCACCAAAGAGAATCGGCGCAACCTCGCACCGTCATTCTTCAGCCAGATCGTAAAACGGTACGAAGGGACCAGAATCGGCCGTCAGGAGCTTGACGGCGAAATTCTGATGGATACCGAAGGCGCGCTGTGGACATCGGCCATGATCGATGCCACGCGGTGCGGTATTACGCGGCCTGACCTGCGGCGTGTTGTGGTGGCGATTGACCCGGCAGTCACCAGCGGGGCGGATGCGGACGAAACCGGAATCATTGTTGCTGGCGTCGGCGTCGATGGCCTGGTGTACGTGCTGGCTGATCTCAGTTGCCGCCTACCGCCTGACGGCTGGGCAAACAGGGCGGTGAACGCCTTCGACTCATTCGGAGCCGATCGCATCATTGCTGAAGTGAACAACGGCGGCGACCTGGTAGAGCGCGTGATCCGCACGGTACGGCCTCAGATCGCCTACAGCGCGGTAAGGGCATCGCGGGGTAAGGTGCTGCGGGCTGAACCAGTCGCGGCGCTCTATGAGCAAAAGCGCGTCAAACACACGGTTCCGTTTAACGCGCTAGAATTGCAGATGATGGAGTTCACCTCCGATTACGATAAATCGCCGGACCGCCTTGACGCTCTCGTGTGGGCAATCACGGCGCTGGTGATCGACGCCGAACCGGAACTGAGGATCAGGAGCCTATGAACTGGAAGTTCTGGCAGACGACCGAAACGAAAGAATCGGCGGTGGCGCGCTCGCTGGTCACGCTGGGGCTGGGCTCTGCGGGCTGGTCGGACAATGCCGGGATTGCGTTAGCCCGAAATGGCTACATGCGCAACCCGGACGCTTACGCCTGCGTGAACCTGATTACTTCCAACCTCCGGCAGATTGATCCCATTCTCTACCGCGAGGGCGCGCGGGATCAGCACATTGACCTTCCGTATACTCACCCGGCCTATCGCCTGATCGAACGGCCCAACGAGCATCAGGACTGGTCAGCGTTCGTTGAAGCATTCGCGGCCAACCTGCTGATTTATGGCACGGCCTACATCGAAGCGGCCAGCGACACGCGCGGCGCGCCACGGTTCCTGTATGTGCTGCGCTCTGACCGGGTAACGATTAACACCAACCGCGACGGCTCCGTCAAGGATTACGACTATCAGGGGCCAGTGGCGCGGATCACGCTACCAGCTGAAAACGTCGGCCACGTGCGATTCTTCCACCCTGACGACGATTGGTACGGCTTCTCGCCGATGGCGGCGGCTATGGCCGTGATCGATCAGGAGAACGACGCGCACGAACTTAATAAGCGGGTATTGAAGAATCAGGGGCGTTTGTCTGGTGGCCTGTTCACGGAGCGCTCGCTGACTGCTGACCAGTTCAACCAACTGAAGACAAGCCTGAATGAAACATTCAGCGGCCCCAACTACGGCAAGCCGGGATTGTTTGAGGGCGGCTTCAAGTGGCAGGAGATGGGACTGTCTCCGTCAGCGCTGGGCATGTGGGACGGACTGAAGATTCACAAGCGCACTATCGCGGCGATCTTCCACGTTCCACCGGAACTGATCGGCGATACCGACTCCAAGACGTTCAGCAACTTCAGGGAAGCGCGTAAGGGCCTGTACACGGAAGCGGTTATCCCGCTGCTCACGCTGATCACGGGATTCCTGAATCACTGGCTGATGCCGCGATTCGGCGCTGGAATCTCCATCGGGTTCGACAAGGACAAGATTGACGCGCTGGCAGAGGACCGCGAGAGCGCGTATCGGCGCGTTAGCGATCTCTACGCGGTGGGATTGCTGACGCGGGAACAGGCGCTAGATGAGCTGGGCTACGGAGTGCCCACTGGCGGAACCTACATCACTGACGCGGCGGCGGTGGCAAAGTCTGATGAAGAGATTGTCTGGAAATCGTTTGATGATCGGCGGCGGCGCTTTGAACTTCAGGCGCGGCGGGCGATTGAAGATGCGTTTGCCCGCGAGCGGGAGTTGGTCATTGCGGCGGCGGCGAATGGCAATAGCGCGGCCATCGATCAGGCGGTGAAGTCTAATGAACCCGCATGGGCTGAGGTGTATCGCTCCATCGTTATGCGGGTGGCCAGCGACTTTGCGACGGAAACCACCAACGACCTCAAGGCGCAGGACGGCCGCTTCGAGACGAAAGCCGTTTCTGACGTGTGGCTGGCAGCGGTGCTTCAATGGGTACGCGATACCACGGCGGAAAAGGTAGAAGGTATCGGCGACTACACGCGCGAACTGCTGAAGACCGACATCACGCGGGCGCTGCTCGAAGGTGCCAGTACGTTCAACCTTCAGCGCGTCATCGCGGCGTCCTATGCCGGGTTCACGGACTACCGGGCCGAACGCATCGCGCGAACGGAAGTGGTAGCGGCGTCCAATCTGGGAAGCGTGGCGGCGGCTCAGGCCACCGGGCTAGAGCTGCGTAAGAAGTGGCTGGCCACGCCTGACCCACGGCTCAGGGATTCGCACCGGGCCGTGAATGGGCAGGTGCGCGGGCTGAAGGAAGCGTTTAGCGTTTCCGGCTCGCGGCTGATGTTCCCCGGCGATTCGAGCATGGGCGCGGCGGCGGCTCAGACGATCAACTGCCGCTGTACGCAGACCTATGAGGTGGTAGAGTAAGGACATGCAGACCATCGGCTTTGAGTTCAAGGCTGACTCGATCAGCGATGCTGGCATCTTCGAGGGCTACGCCGCAACGTACGATCTCGATAAGCAGTACGACGTGATCGAGCGCGGCGCGTTTGCAGAGACGATCTCCAAGGGCGTCGATTGGCCGATTCTCTGGCAGCACCAGCGGCAAGAGCCTATCGGCGTCAACATGGCGGCGGCTGAGGACTCGCGTGGGCTGGCCATCAAGGGGCAATTGAACCTTGAAGTACAGCGGGGCCGCGAGGCGTTTTCGCTGATGAAGCAGGGCGCGCTGAAGGCGCTGTCTATCGGTTTTTCACTGGGGCCGAATGATGCGAAGTTCGACGAATCGGGTAGCTACCCGGTACGCCGCATCAGCAAGCTACAGATGTTTGAGTATTCTCCGGTCACGTTTCCGGCCAACGACCGCGCATTGATTCAGCGCGTCAAGGCCAATGAGGAACTGACGGAGCGAGAGTTTGAAGAGTTCCTGCGGGATGCTGGATTCTCACGCACAAAGGCAAAGGCTATCGTCTCACGGGGATACCGTGGGATTCAGCGGGAGGCTGATGATAGCGCTGTAATGGCCACGCTCGCGGCGGTAATCGCCATCGAGAAGGCGCGTCTGAATGTCACTGCCTAAGGAGGCAACCCAATGGAATCCACTGCGATTTTGCAGGAATTCAAGCAACTGATCGTTGATCAGAATGCAAATATCAACCGGATGATGGATGAAAAGCTCAAGAACGGCGCACCGTCGCCGGAACTGAGCGAAAAGGCCGAACGGCTGGAAAAGCGCGTTGCGGAGATTTTGGAACAGAAGGCCGCCAGCGAAGCCAAGGCCGCGCAAGCGGAAAGCCGCATCAGCGATCTTGAAGCCAAGCTGGCGCGCGGTTCCCGCGATGAGCAGCAGACCAAGGACGCGCTGGGCGATGCGCTGAAGGCCAACGCCGAAGCGATTCGAAACGTGGCAGAGCGCAAGGCTTCCCGCGCGTTCTTCACCATCGAAACCAAGGACGTCACCACCCCGGCGGCGGCTTCGCAGTCCATCACCAACCGTAACGCGGAGTTTGGGCGCGGCCCCATCGACCTCTCGCTATACGGCATGGTGGAAGGGCTGATTGCCCAACGGCCCATCGACACGGGCGGCGCGACCATCATCCGTCAGGGCACGTTCACGAATAACGCCAACGTGCAGACGGAAGGCAGCGCTAAGGGCGAGTCCGACATCGCCTACACCCAGGTGAACTTCCCGGTCCAGACCATTGCGCACTTCATCCAAGTGTCGCAACAGGCGATGGAAGACTTGGAAGGCATGCGGTTTGAAGTCGAGAATCGCTTGCTGTCTGGCTTGGCTGTGGCCAAGGAAAACCAGATCCTCAACGGCTCGGGCACCGCGCCGAACCTGCAAGGGCTGATCCCCGGTGCGACTGCTTACAGCACCGCGCTGACGGTTTCCGGCGACAATCAGATGGACCGCATCCGCCGCGCCATTTTGCAGACGATCAACGCGCAGTACTTGCCGTCTGGCATTGTGATCTCTCCCACGGCATGGGCGCAGATGGAAACGCTGAAGTCCAGCGCGGGCGGGTACTTCATCGGCAACCCGAACGGCACTCAGGCCGGTATGCGGCTCTGGGGCCTTCCTGTGGCTACCACACTCCGGTTGCTGGGCACTGGCTCCCCGGTGGTCGATAACTGGCTGGTGGGCGCGTTCTCCTCGCATGTGGTTCACCGCGTGCGTCAGGGGATCTCCATCGCCATGTCGAGCGAGGATGCGACCAACTTCCAAGCCAACTTGGTCACCATCCGCGGGGAAATGCGCATGGCTCAGGTGATCTACCAGCCGGGCGCGTTCTTCACGGGCACCTACGCCTAAGCAGTAACGCCAATCGGGGCCGGGTTCGCTCGGCCCCTTGGTTCCATTATGAACTGGCTATTCTGTCGCATCTTCGGGCACAGGCCGCACGTATCGCGGCTGTTTTGCTGTCGATGCCATGAAGCCTACCCGATGCCCTATCCACCAGCACCGCGAGAATGGCCGAAGCCACCATGTACGAACAGATCACGCTAGTTACTGATGCGGCGGCGGTTCCGGTCGAACTGTACGAGTTCAAGGACTACGCGCGCGCGGCTGGGTTCAGCGCTCACGATTCAATCCTTCAGGTGGCCTTAAATGGGGCACTAAATCAGGCGGAAGAGCGGGCGCGACGTTTCTTTGTGGATCGGGTGATTGATGTCACCTTCAGCGCGATGGATGAAAACGGCGCTGGGTCAGCCTTTGTTCGGCTTCCAATGGGGCCTGTGGCGATCGCAAGTGTTACCACGCGCGACGATCAAGGCGCGTTGGTAGAGACGCTGGCCAGCACGACCTATCGCCTGTTGGGCAATCGGCTGTACTTCAGTTCGGTTCCGTCTTTGCCTACGCTCATCGGCGGGCTGGTGGTGCGGTATACGGCGGGCTTTGGAACTACGCTATCGCCTCCTGTGGCCGTCCCCGCGTCGCTCAAGCTGGCCATCATGAAGTTGGCCATGCGCAGCTACACGGGTGATCAAGGGCAAGACCCCAAGTATGAAGCTTCGCTCAAAGCGCCGATTCCGTCTGACGTGGCGGCGGAAATCGATCAGTACCGAATCGAGGTGCTGTAGGTGGTCACGAATACCTTCTCCCCGGCCGTCCGGGCGCTTGCGTCGCGCGTCCCTGATTATGTGGCGCGTGCCATTCAGGTAGCGGCTGTGGAGATCGAGAGCGATACAAAACGGGCGCTGACCAGCGCTCAACCGTACCCAGCGGTGAACACCGGGCAACTGCGGGCGAGCTACCGCATTGTGATTCAACCGGGGCGCATGGCGGCGCGTGTCGGCTCCGATCTTCAACACTCCAAGTTTGTCGAGCACGGCACCGGGCCGCATTGGGCACCTATTGCGCCGCTGCTGTATTGGGCAAAGCGCAAGTTTGGCAAAGAGGGCGAGCGCATCGCCTACGCGGTTCAACAGGCTATCGCACGGCGGGGCACGGCGGCGCGTCCGGCGCTGGGTCCAGCCTTTGAGCGCGCGCGGAAAACGCTACTGGCGAAGATGAAGCGAGCGGTGCGGGAGTCTCTAAAGTGAAGATCACCGAAGCGCGGGCGGCGCTGATCGCTTACATCACCGGGCTTGATCTCACGATAACGGGCGTGTTCGATGAACCGCCGCGCCATGATCCATTCCCGTTTGTGCGGGTAGGCGACGCCATCGCAACGCCGGATGATTTGCTGGTTGAGCGCGGCTCTCAACAGGTGATCGAAGTTCACGTGTTCACGCGCGAACCGCAACGGGATCAAGTCAATTTGCTGGTTGGTCAATTGCATCAGGCGCTACATCGGGCCACGTTCGACGTAGAAGGCTGTCAGAACGTGCAAGCGCTGGTAGAGCAGGTGAATGTGTTCGAGGACGCTGGCGACCCCGCAAAGACGCGGCAATGGCATGGAATTGTGAGAGTGCGGGTGATCCTGTTCAATGTTTAAGAGCTTCTCCATTTCGGTAGTGACGCCAACGCGCAACCGGGCCGACATGCTCCCGGCGCTCGAAGCGTGCATCAGGGCGCAAACGCTGATGCCGGATGAGTGGATCATTGCCGATTCTTCGGATGAGCGCCGGGAGTACACGACCGTGATGCGCACGCGGGCCGCGCGTCAGCGCATGGAGACGCGATGGTTCCCGATTGAGCACCACAACACGGGCTTTGCGCGCAATCGCTCCGTAGAGGCCGCAACGGGAGACATCATCGTTCACATGGATGACGATGACTTCTACGGCGCTGGGCATATCAAATATCTGGTCGAAGGACTCATTCAGTCCGGGAAGCAGGTGATCGGTTACAGCAGTGGTCGATTCAGGGATGCCAGCAAGGTTTACACGTACCATTCCAGCCGCGAGGGGTACGCGATGGGGGCCACTCTCGCCTATTGGCGCAAGTACTGGGAAGCTCATATGTTTCCGGCCTACGCGATTGGCGAGGACAACGCTTTCGTGTACGACGCGGCGGATTGCGGCCAGCTTGCCACGCTGAATGGCGAGGCGCATTTTATGGGCGGAATTCACGACGGCAACACGTCACCAAAGCGCGTAGTGTTAGGCTGTCAACAGTGGAGGGTAGTGGCTTGAAGATCGCTTTATCGATGTTGAGCTGGCAGACTGGCGACGTGATCGCTGATACGTGGTTTTCGGTGCTCCGTGAACGCGCGGCGCTGGAGGCGGCTGGGCATGAGGCGCTTGCCATTGCCATTGATAACGGTTCGACCGATGGCAGCGCGGAGATTCTGGAGCGCGCCAAAGTGGTCGATTCCGTTGTGATGCGGCTTCCGGAGAACATCGGCAACGCGCGGGCGCGGAACAAGGCCATTGACTTGGCTATACGTGAGCAGTTCGATATGCTGCTGTTCCTTGATGGCGATATCGAGATGATCCCCGGTTCAGCGCTGTATCTAGCCAAGGCGCTCAAAGAGGAGCCCGATACGAGCTATTGCGTCGGCTTCTGGTCGATGGGGCAATCCCGCTTCCGCGAGAAGGTGACGCCGCTCATCAAGCCGGATGAAGTACTGGACAGATCGTACAACCGCTGGGAGTGCGCGTGGACACAGTACGGCATGTTCCGCGTCAAGAGCTTCCAGCAAGGCCTACGGTTCTACGATGGCTACGGCCCCGGCTGGGGATGGGAAGATGACGATCTTCACATGCAGATGCGGACCCGCGCGATTGCCGGGGATGCGGTCAGCTTGCACGGTGTCACGTATCTACACCGCAACTGGCATAGTTCATGGGATGCGCTGCGGGCTTCGGGCGTTGATCCTAAGGAAGAATACGAGAAGCGCAAGGCGATATTTTTGGGGCGGTGGTCGCAGCTTGACCCATCGTTGCCCGTGTTCAACAAAATCAGGGCGTGCGAAGATGCGCGGTTCCCGCGCGAGCAAGAAGCGGTAATATAGGAACGAGGTACAGCAATGGCAAACTTTCTCGCAAATACGGCGGTATTCCAGATTGGCTCTCCACTGGTCACTTTGGCACAGGTTGAGAGCATCGACGGCTTCGGTTGGAACTACGAAATGGTCCCCACGACCGTTTTGGGTGACACCGTGCAGAAGTTCCTGAAGGGCATCGCGGCGGGCGCGTCGATCACCGTCAAGGTGAGTTTTGATCCCAACGTGGCCACGCAGAACGATGGCTCGACTGGCATGCTCGGCTACCTCACCAACGTGAATGAGCAGAATTGCGCCATCCTGTTGCCCACGTCGCCGGAAGATCTCTACACGTTCACCGGGCTGGTGTCTGGGTTTGCGCTGTCAGGCATTGCCGTAAATGGCCGCTTGACGGCTGATTTCATGATCCAGATTACCTCGGTCCCGTCGCTGGCGTAAACGATGAAGACCACCACCATTGAACTCGACAAGCCGCGCACGTTGCGCTACGACCTCAACGCGCTATGCGCCATCGAAGAGACTACCGGGAAGCCGCTCGCAGAAGCGGTTTCCAGCAACACCTTTTCGGCGATGCGCGTGATTATCTGGGCGGGGTTGAAGCATGAAGACCCGGCGCTGACGGTCGAAGCTGTTGGGGCGATGGTGGACCCGGCGCTCATGAATGTGGCGCTGGCGGCTCTTGTGGAGGCGTTGCCGAACAACAGCGGGCCGGAAAACCCTCCGGCCCCGCCGCTCGCCTAGACTGGCTCAAGCTGTGGGCCTGGGCGCGCGCGCGGGGAATCGGCACCGGGGAATTTTGGCGGTTGAGCATGAGAGAGTTTGACGCTCTCGTGAAGGCTCACCAGGAGGTAGACCGGATGGAAGATTATCGCGCCGCCATGCTGCCGACTCTCTACGCTAACGCGCACCGTTCCCCGAATCAGCGCGCGTTCACTCCGGGCGACTTCTTCCCCTCGCTAGTGCAGACGGTTGCGCCTCAAGCCAACCTCACGCAAATGCGGGGGCTTTTGGGCATGTTGGCGGCGGCGGGGCTGGCTAAAAAGCAATGAGCGAACTACTCGGCGGTATTCACGTTGAAATTGGCGCGCGGCTCCAAGGTCTCGAAACCGGGCTGAAGCGCGCGGCGGATCAATCTCAGTCCACGGCCAACAAAATCGAAGGCATCTTTGGCGGGATGTCCAACGCGCTGGGATCACTGGGGCTTCAGGTGGGTATCCTTGGCATCGGTGGCGCGGCGATCAAGCTGGCAACCGACTTCGAGCAGACCAACATCGCCTTTACCCAGATGCTTGGCTCTGCCGAGAAGGCTACCGCTTACCTTGGGCAGTTGCGGGCCTTTGCCGAAAAGACCCCCTTTGAGTTTGAGGACGTGACGCGCGGGGCGCGGCGGCTGATGGCGTTTGGCTTCGAGGCCAATAACGTGATCCCGATCATGCGGCGCGTCGGTGACGCCGTGGCCGCGATGGGTGGCAGCGCCGAACAGATCAACCGCGTAGTGACCGCCCTTGGTCAGATGCGCGCGAAACAGAAGGTATCGGCTGAGGAGATGAATCAGCTTACTGAGGCCATGATCCCGGCTTGGGAGATTCTGGCGAAGCGTATCGGCGTCAGCGTACCTGAAGCCATGAAGATGGCGGAGAAGGGCACGCTAGACGCGAGCAAGGCCATTGACGGAATCATCGAGGGCATGGGGGCGAAGTTCGACGGCATGATGGCCAAGCAGTCCACCACGACGGCGGGCCGCTTCTCGAACCTCATGGACCAGTTGAAAAACATGGGCATCAGTTTTGGTACGGCACTTCTGCCGATTGCCAACTTTGCCATGTCTGTTTTGGGGCCAGCGCTCACGGCGGTTGCCACAACGGTTTCCCGCGCGTGGGCAGCGCTTCAGGTGGTCATCAGCGGTATCGTGTTGCGCGTCGGCATGAGCCTTCAATCGTTGTTTGAGTTGATGGCCAAACTGCCGGGATCAACTGGGGAGTCTTTTCAGAAGGCAGCGGCCAACGTGGCAGCGTTCAACGATGTCACGAAAAAGACTCTCGACGGTTCAATGAAAACGATGCTGGAAGGCACGGCAAAGCAGACCGTAGCCTACAGCGACCAGTACAACAAGATCACTGGGCTAGGGGCCGCTCATGAAGCAAAGAGCGCGAAAGCGGCGGCGGGACTGAAGCGTGAGTCTGACGCATGGGAAGCGGCGACAAAGCGGGCTGAAGAATTTGCGGCATTCTGGGAAACGGCATCCGTCCGTAACCTCGAAAGCAGCACGGCGCTGATTCATTCGACGGTCCAATTGGGCGACACGTACAGCAAAGCCTACAAGGAGATGGAAGCGGCGGCGCTCCGTCAGATCGATGTTGTTTGGCAACTGAACGATGCACAGCGGGCCGCGATGGATGCGGCGAACATGGACCGCATCAACGCTGAACAGGCCACGCGGCGCGGTGACCGCGCGATGAAGGATTTAGGCAAGGTCACGGTCAGCGTGGGCAAGGAAGGATCGAAGGCGCTGCAACAGGTGTCTACCATCCTTACGGACATGAGCCGGGGTATCGCCAGCGCCATTGTCAACTGGAAGGGCTTTGGCGATGTGGCGATGAACACGCTAAAGGCCATCGGCGAAGCCATCCTTCGCAACATTATCGAGCAACTGCTGAAGTCTACCGGGCTGATCGATAAGCTAGTGGCGGGGCTGGGCAAAGTGCTATCGAAAATCCCCGGCCTTGGCGGCGTGTTCGGCGGTGGCGGTAGCGCCGCTGGTTCGGCGGCTGGAAGCGCTGGCGGGGCCGCTGGCGGCATTGGCGGGGCAGCTAGTAGCGCGGTGGGCGGCGTCATGGGCGCGGTGAACGTGGTAAGCGGAATCGCGTCGGCTGTCTCCGGCATTGTCGGCAACTTCCAGATGATGGGCATGAACAAAACGCTCGACCTGATCGAAAAGGAAGTGCGGTACTCGCAGATTCATCTGCTCAACACGCTGAACAAGGCCAACGAGTACTGGCCGTACCTCAAGCAGATTCACGAAAACACTTGGGGTCTTCACCCGGACCGGGCTGGAACGCGCGCATCGGTTGACTTCAACGTGTCGCCTTCCTTTATGCGCGATTTGGTCAACGAGGTAGCGCGGACGCTGGTGCAATCCGGCGCGCTGAAGCCCGCATAAATGGCGCTGATTGAATTCACTTTCGGAGGCGGGGCGCGCACAGGCGTAGAGCTTGGCTCGCTGTCAATTAGCCAGTCCTACGGCTCCCGCGATTCTGCCAGCTTTACCATCTATTCGCTGGATGACACCTACTCACCAGCGGCGGGCGACGATCTCGGCATCTTCGTTGACGGCACGCGTATTTTTGGCGGCAAGGTGTTATCGGTCACCCGGACGATGCAGCAGGGCACCACGCGGCGCGCCAATGCCGTACAGGCATCCGGCTATGAATTGCTGCTCGACTCCCAGCGGGTCAATACGGTTGAATACGTCGGACAAAAGCTCAATGACATTCTCCGCGATTTGGTCAACACCTACGCGGCGGGCGACGGCATCGATCTAACCAGCGTTCCGGCTGGGGGCGGGCCAACGGTTACCCGTGTTGAGTTCAGCGATGTTCGCAGCGTTAGCGATGCCATCACAGCGGCATGCGAGCAGGTTTCCCGGAAATGGGTGATCGACGCTGACAAAAAGCTCAAGACAATCGATGTCACCAGCGGCTCATCGCTTTACACCATCGGCACCAGTTCAGCCAATGTGCTGGCCAACACTTTCGAGGTGAGCGAGTCGCTTGAAGAGTACGCCAACCGGATCACGTTGCGGATGCCAAACGCCACCACCGATCTACAGACGGAATCGTTTGTCGGCGACGGCACAACAAAGCAATGGACGCTCGTGTATCCGGTTGCGTCGGTGCCCACGGTGGACGTTAACGGCACAGCCAAAACGATTGGCATCGACGGCGTAGACACGGGCAAGGACTTCTACTGGAACGCTGGGTCCGCCGTCATCACGCAAGACAGCGGCGCATCGGCCCTGACGGGCGCTGAAACACTCACGGTGGCCTACATCGGGACGGCGCTGGTCAGCGTCACGGTGAACGATACAGCACAGCAAGCGGCGCGCGCGGCGATTGAATTGACCAGCGGTATCTATCACAGCGTGCGAGAGCTAACGGCGGTAGCCAGCGCTGCCAGCGCTACGCAGTTGGCCAACGCTCTCCTGACGGCGGCGGCGCGGCCTTCTTTCCGTGCGCAGTGGACCAACGCCGGGGCCGGGGCGGAAGTGATCGGCTCTCGCGTCACCATTAACCGATTGGGCATCAGCAGCACCATATTCGCAATCAAAGAGATTCGCTGGGATACGATCTCAAACGAAGTGCGGAAAACGATGGTGGCCTTCTCGGGTGGCGTCACGCGCGACGGCTTCGAAGCGTTTGGGGAATTTTCAGGCGGCGGCGGGGCTGGCATTACCAATATCAGCCTTGGAGATGTCGGCATTGCACAGCCATTTATAGTGGATGTTTACTGATGGGATATATACCTGATACCGCACCACGTGGGGGCCGCGCACTGCTCGACGACTTGGCGCTTCGCACCATCGACGTGCGGAGCTTCCTGCGCGTTGGCTCTACTGAGGCATTCATTGAGCCAGACTACCGGTCCTATGCGTCCGGGGTGTCGATCTCCAGCGGATCCAGTACGGCAACGGTGCTGGGTGTCACCTACCGC